TTTTGAAATTCGTTTCTAAAATAGGTTAAATTAGCTTTGGTGATGTTTTCTAGTTTCTTGTCTTTGAAGGTGATAAATCTTTCCATATAAGACAAACGATTATTTTTTTCTTCTTGTGAACAATTTAAACCCTCTAACCACTCTTTGAACATATCCTTAAAGGTGACAGGTGATTTTATCTTTGATACCTCTAACTCAAATCTTTTAGCGCTTGCTTTATCAAGGAAACCTCTTTTGGTGGTTGATACCAACTTACCTGCATTATTTTTCTGGTAGTACTTAACATAATAAGTACCTCTTTTTTTATCTTTGCAAATCATTTTTTATACACATACTTTCTTACTTCATCTAATAGTTGGTAAGCGTCTGTTTGATAGATGTCACACATTTTAAAAAACATAGGCATAGAAATATCTCGTTGTCCTTTTTCGTACCTTGATATAGTTACATCTGAAACATTTAATCTATCAGCTACTTCTTGTTGAGACATACCTTTATTAATTCTTTTAGCCATTAATTGTTCACCAATTTTAATTGAATAAATACTGTTCATTTCATCCTACCCCTTTGGTAACTACATAATAAAATAATTTTAGGTAATAATCAAAAAATAAATAAAAAAGAAAAAATATTTGACAACAGTATTTTTTAGTGTAGACTAATAAGTGTAGCAACCAAAACGGTCGGAAAGGAGATTATGAAACGCACTATAAAAGGAATTAGAAATGACTTAGGATTGTCACAAGATGAATTGGCAAAAATTTTTGGAATTACAGTTCAATCATTAAGAAACAAAGAAGCTTATCGGACATCTTTGACGGCTAATGAATTACTTATACTAGCTGATTTAGCAAAGATAGACCCAAGAGAAATTAAACTTACGGATTAAATTTTTTTTGAGAAAAAAGCAACCAAAATGGTTGGATTGAAGCACTCTTCTAATGAGTGTGTTACAGGTCATTTAAAATTTTTTCTCCAATTGTATCTAATTACCAGTTTGTAACACATTCACTAGAGGAGTGCAGGAAGGAGTTATGAAAGACAGAGACAGGATAATTAATCAATATTACTTAAGCATTAATGACATCAAGACACTACTAGGAGTTAGTCAAAGCACCGCTAAAAAAGTGTTTGATAAGGCTGATGAACTAGATGATAAGAAATTCAAGGAATTTAGAGTTGAAACAAAAAAGGTAACGATAAAGAGTGTTTTAGAGATTAACCACCTTAAATTGAAAGATTTAAAAAAAGAGGGATAAAAACCCCTCAGGAAAATAAACACCATTATTTTACCTAGAAAGAAGAAAAATGACAAGAGAAGAATTAACAAAAGAAATTGCTAAAAGAGTTAAGGATATTAGGAAGCTTTATTATTCGGTATATCCAGAAGGTAATTATCTAACACTTTACTTTCAAGATGATAGTGTTTCATTCAATAACGAAAACTGGGATAACGGAAAAGATAAAAACTATCCAATTGATTATTGGGAAGGTGAAAAAACCATAAGAATAAATGGAATTTGGGAGAAGAAATAATGTTAGTAATTGTAATTTTAACAACACTTCTGATGTATTGGGGCTTATTTGCAGAGCCAACAGTTGTAGCGGTATTTGCGATACCAACTATCTTATGTACATTAGTAGTCCATTTAATTATCGAGAAAGGAGAGAAAAAGCATGAATGAGTAGAAGGGTTAAAACATCCGCTGACCAAAACGATAAGACTTTACCTATTAAAGATGTTAAACAACAAAACAATATGTTGTATTACTGGTTAAACAAAAAGAATAAAGCCAATGGTGTCAATGCGTATATTGCTGATAGAAATTACTTGTTTATCTTTTTAGGATTAAACACCGCCTTTAGAGCAGAAGATTTATTACAACTAAGACCTAAAGACTTAGATGGTGGCTATGTTCGTATCAAGGAAAACAAAACAGGCAAGACACAAAACTTCAAGATGAATAACCAAGTCTATAAAGAAGTACAAGAATACTGCAAAAGAAATGATATTGGCGACTATGACTATCTGTTTCAATCAAGAAGAAAGGATGGTGTTATTAGAGCAATATCAAGACAACAAGCATGGAGAATGGTTAAAAATACTGGAAAGGCGGTAGGCATTAAATATAAGTTTGGTGTTCATAGTCTTCGTAAAACATTTGGTTACAACTTTATAAGCAAAGGTGGAAACGTATTAACACTAATGAAAATGTATAACCATAGCTCACCAGCTATCACTTTACTGTATGTAATGTGGGGTACTGATGATGTAGAAAATGAACGTAATAATGTGTTTAACGGTGTAGGCTCTTTGTGAAATAAATAAACAATTTCACACAAATCACGAAAACGCTAACCTATGTTACATTCAAACATAAAAAATTAATTAAAAGCCCATGAATACTGGCGATTAGTACATTTAGCGAATGTTACAGAATATAGTAATCGGTTACATTCAAATTAATACAAAAAGGAATAATGAAAGGAGATATAAAAGTGGTTTACCATTGTTTATTTGAACAATCAGGGACATTTAAGAATGAATTTAAAAAATTAGGATATGAAGCTTATGACTATGACATTTTGGATGACTTTGGAGAAACGGACTTCAAAGTAGACTTATTCAATGAAATCGAAAAAGCATACGGGGTGGGGGAACTCAATATTTGATACTTTCTCACCAGATGATGAAGTTATTGCATTCTTTCCTTGTACAAGGTTTGACAATCAAATAAATCTTAATTTTAGAGGTGAGAACTATGGTATGCGAGATTGGGATACCACAAGGAAATTAAGATATGACTTAAAACTTCATCAAGAACTATCAAGAAATTATGAAGTAATCACTAAATTAGCCATGATAGCGTTTGAAAAGAATATCAAGTTAATAATTGAAAACCCTTATAGTGAAGAGCATTACTTAAGAAGATATTGGTGTATTAAGCCTTTGATAATCGACTATGACCGCAGGGAAAGAGGAGACCATTATAAAAAGCCAACTCAATACTTTTTCTTAAATAGAAAACCTTCAAACAATTTGCTTTTTGAGGGAGTTGAGATAAAAAAATCAAAACGAGTATCTTATACAAGAAATCAAGTAGAACGTTCAATGATAAGTAGTGATTATGCTAATAGGTTCATAAGAGAGTTCATATTATGAAAGGAAAAAAATGATAATGACACAAAAGGAATTAATTATAAACCATTTAAAAGCCAATAAAAAAGGTATTACAAGCATGGAAGCTATAGAAAAGTACGGTGCTACTAGATTATCTGGTATTATCTATGACTTAAAACATAGAGACAATCTAAACATCATTACCGAGAGAATAACAGTACAAACAATATATGGTACTACTCAAATAGCTAGATATAAGTTGATTGAAGGTAAACACCATGAGCAATACTAAAAAGTATTACTGGATAAAATTGAAAACGGACTTCTTTGACCAAGATACTATTGACTTCTTAATGGGGCAAGAGAACGGGACAAAATATGTGGTTATCTATCAAATGTTAATGCTTAAGACTGCACAACAAAATGGCTTACTAGCAACCAAAACAAACGAGATAATGATACCTTATGATGTTAAAAAAATAGTTAGAGATACAAAGTATTTTGACTTCGATACCGTTACTATCGCATTAGAACTGTTTAAAAAGTTAGGCTTAGTCTATGAAGAAGAAAATAACATTCTTAAACTAACTGAAGTCGAAAAACTTGTTGGAAGTGAGGGCAAATCAGCTCAATGGATGAGAGATAAACGAGCAAGAGACAATGCTCACAAACAAATCACAACTTCATCACAAACAACATCACAAAGTGATAGAGAGATAGATATAGATATAGAGAAAGATATAGATATAGAGAAAGATATAGATATAGATACAGATATAGAGAATAAGATTATAGATTTATTATCATCATCAAAAGATATTTTTATAAGTATCAAATTGGAAAATGAATATGAAGAAACTTTGAAGATGATGATTAGAGCAGGACAAATCACAAAAAAAATACCAACACAAGGAAGATTGGAAGACTTAATGAAAGAAATGATTTTTGATAGACAGAATGTCTGTAACAAACAGGGTTATTTGATTGAATGCTTTAGAAATGAGAGGGAACAATGAGACACGGTGAAAATATCTACGAAGTAGTAGAAGGCGACAAAGAAATCTTTGAAGGTACTGCAAGAGAAATATGTGTTCATTTCAAAGGAAGATATAACCCACATGATGTAAGGAACATCTATAGAATGTGCCATGATGGTGAGAAATGGCTAAAAAAATATCGAATTAAGCTCATAGAAAAACGCAAAATCAATATTGAAATCACAAACGTAAATACAAATGAAGTGTTTGTTGGAACTGTTAAACAAGTAGCTGAAAAGCTATGGTTAAGCGAAGTTTATGTGTTAAGAACTGCAAGAACAAATGGAAGGTTATTGTACGAATGGATTGCGAAAGTCGTAGAGAATTAGCATTAAAAGAACTTGAAAAAGTAAGAAAACATTTTGAAAAGATATTCACTATTTTAGATAGAGAAGAAGAAATATTTGAGCTTGAAACTTACTATGGAACAATTGGTTGTTATTTTGATGACTTAAAACATGAAATCGAAGATATGCAATTGTTTCAACCAACAAGAAAGGAAAATAAAAATGACTGAACGAGAACAAGCGGTAACTGTTGCACTTGAAGAACGCGAAAATTTTGAAGCAGAAGAACGTGAGAGAGAGCAAGCTATATCAAAAATTGAACAAATGAACAAGGCAAAAGAAATAAGAAAAGAGGTTGAAAAATGTTAAATTACGATAAACATAAAGAGGAAATTGACAGGATGTTTAAACATGGCAAATCATTATGCGAAGTAAACCAAAAATTTTTAAAAACGAGCTGTTGGGGTTGCTCTTCTGATAAAGAGAAGTACGCTAATTGCAAAATTAAAACCCTTGAATGGTTATGCCAAGAACATATAGAACCTATATTAAGTGATGAAGCTAAAGCTTATTTAAAAACAATTATAGAGCCTGTTGAAGGTGTGGCAATTCGCAAAATATCAGATTATAACATTGGAACTTATAAATTAGATTTTTTTATCAAAGGTGGTTCTATCACTATTAAATTCAAAACAGGCACAAAATTATATGAATATTTTGAAGACATGGAATTAAACAAAGTATATACCTTAAAGGAGCTAGGTTTATGAATGCAGTAGACATGTTTAAACAAATTGGTTATGAGAAAATCGAATTTTCTCAAATACTAATTTACATTAACGAGGGGCTTCGTGAGTTTGTGTTCATACTCGAAAGCAAAAAATTACTCGTAAGACAATTTGATGGAAAAAAACTTACTTATGGGGAAGCTTCAATTACTCAAGATGAATATATTGCTATTCACGAACAATTAAAAGAATTAGGATGGTTAAAATGTTAAAAGCTGAAAAATACAAAGAAAGAATAAAAGAATTAGACTATAGTTTTGCTTTATGTGAAGGTGAAATGAAAGATTGCGAAAGCGCAGATTGTGAAAATTGCAAATTTGTTTCAAACAGTGGTTGCACGACAAAAAAAGTTAAGTGGTTATTAGAAGAATACAAAGAGCCAATACTTACCAAGGAAGAAAAAGGATACTTAAAAAGCGTGATTGAACCTAAAAAGGATGATATTACATGGATTAGAAAATGGTGCTTTTATAAAGGCACAGAAAGCGAATATACTACCGTTACTGTTTATGCAAAACATCCAGCCCTTACATCACCTAATTCGTTTTGGGTATTACTAGATTTTATAGTAACTGAAGAAATGCCATTTAAAGGCATGGAACTAGAAAAAGCATACAGTCTTGAGGAGTTAGGAATATGAATGAAAGAAAATATATAGCAATTAGTGTAAAGCATTCTAATGGCTATCCCTTTGTACTATAGGGTTATCACAGAACAAAGGATGATGAAGAACGTTGTTTTGCAGACTACACAGAAGACATTAATAAAGCTGAACTATATTCTATTGAAGAATTTAAAGAAGCATATGGCGATGAATTAGGCATATATAACTACAATCCAATTACTGTTTATGAATTGTTGACTGATTTTAAAAAGCTAAAGAAGAAATACGACACCGTATTTGTAAGTGAAGCTGAATATAGGAGGAATTGGGGGCTATGATTGATAAACCTATTAGGCTAGTTTCAAACAAGCATTACAAGAAAGAAGTTCTAATGATGTGTGATAAACAAGATATTATCGATTATTGCCACGAAATGGAGCGAAGACTATTTCAAGCAATGCTGATAATCGATAAGTTAATCGAACGAAAAGAACTTAATGAAAAAGATAAAGAACTGTTGGAGGAAATAAGATGATTAAGATTTTAACTTATAAAGTTAGTGAAGGCAATCTAACACAATTTGGTGGTGGTGTTAACCAAAGCCTTATTAAAGAAGCCGAGGAAGATGTGAATAAAGTAATTGAAGCCCTTGTAGATGAAGACTATGAAATCACGGATTTAAAAGTAAATTACTTTACTGCCAAACGACATAATAACGGTATTGCTGATGAAGTGTGGGTACAATTTATAATTTGCTATAACTCATCAATTTTTAGAGTTTTACAAGAGGGTGGGCTTGAATGATTGATAGCGAGTTTATAAGGAAGGGAAGAACAGTTAAAAGCCTTAAAGCTAAATATGACTGCATACAAGTAATAGACGCAAATACAGGCTTTATTACTGAAGTTAATCGAAATGCTTTAAGAAGAAATTTTAAAGATTATGAATTAATCGCAGTAACAAATTTTAATGAAGAAAGAGTAACAGTAATAGTGTTGAAAGAAAAACAGCGTACAAAAATCTTAACAAATAACGGAGAGGTATATATAACATTATGAGCAAGAAGGTTAAATTTATAGTACATTTAAAAATTAGTTGTAATTACGATGGTGATATCGAATTTGAAAATGATGAAGAAATGCAAGAAAAGGTAACTCAAATAATTGCAAACAATACTATATGGGAAACGTCTGTTGAAGAAGTTGAGGTTGATGAAGAGGAAAAAGAAAATGTTTGATTATAAAGAATATTTAAAACCATTACAAAAGTGGTTGAAAGAGCTTGAGGAACAAGGAATAAATCAAGACCATGAGAAAAAGCTAATTTGGGTACCATATGAAGTATATGAACCAATAAGTCAATTGGTAGAAGATTATATCTACAGGAAGGAACACAAAAGATGATTAAGATTTTTGTATATGGACTTATAACCGCATTTGTGGGGTTTGAAATTTACGATATCAAAAAGACAATTGAAGTTAAAAAAGAAATCGAACGCAATAAAAAGTTAAGACAAAAGAAATACGAACAAAGACTTAAGGATTTAAGAAAGTTTGAACAAAGTCTGGAGGAGCAAAATGGATGATTTTGAAAAGAAATTAGCTGATAACGAAAGTGCTTTAATCCAAGGTTTAATTACCTTTGATGAGTACGCAGTTAATTATAAAAAAATAATGAGAGAGGAAAGGAAGAGATTAGAAGAAGAGGGAACTCATGATAAAGATTGATAAAGACTTTAGCATTATTGCTGATGATAACTGTTATATAGTTTCCAGATATTATGGCAAAGACAAGAACGGTGAAGATGTTTATAAAAATCTAACATATCATAGAACGCTAAAAGAAGCGCTTACAGCGTTAATTAGAAAAAGGCAAATAAAACTAGTAGCCGACAACGAATTAACGCTACAGGAAGCTATAAACGAGTTTGAGCGCATTGAGGAAGAATTAGAACAAGCACTCAAGGAGAATATCAAGGAAGGTGAAGAACAAGGATAGATACAATCTTAAAGACTTAAAGTTTAGAGCAACAAGAGATAGAAGACAAGACTTTAAACTACCTTTAAGGCATTGGAAGATTGAAATATTTAAAGATGGTGAACACATTGAAACAAAATATTGTGAAGGTGGTTCAATAACCGATTTAATGGCATGGTTAGAAAGCGAGGAAGAATGAAATATAAAGTTCATGTTGAATTAATATTTGATGATGAGGTAGAAGCCGAGAATGAATATGAAGCATTTGAGGTAGTTTCTGATAGTGCGATTGCAGGCGGTGCATGGAACTATCATGTTGAAAAAATAGAGGATGAAGAATGTTAAATAATGTAAATCTAATTGGTCGAGTGACAAAAGAAATTGAATTAAGAAAAACACAATCAAATAAAAGCGTAGTCAAGTTTACGTTGGCGGTTGATGATGGCAAGGATGGTCAAGGGAATAGTAGAACACAATTCATTGATTGCCAAGCATGGGAAGGATTGGCAGAAACTATTCAAAAGTATGTGTTAAAAGGCGACATGGTTAATATCAACGGTAAGCTAGTCAATAACAATTACGAAAGCAACGGAGTTAAATATTATTCTTACCTAGTATTGGCAAGTGGAATGACATTATTACCTAACAAGAGAAACAACCAACAAAACCCAGCACAAGTGGCTAATCAAGTAACTAATCAATACGAACCACAATATAATGAGCCACAATATCAGCAACAATCAATTAGACCTGATGGTAAGAATGTAACAGGCGGATTAGATTATTGCGACATTGCAAGTGATGACTTGCCATTCTACTAAAATGAACAAAAGAAAAGCTATTTCAAAGAAAGATAGGAAGCTAGTCTATGAAATGTTTAACGGACATTGTGCATATTGTGGTTGTGATTTAGAACTTAAGGAAATGCAAGTAGACCATTTCAATTCAGTTTATGCTTATGACGGTGAAAATAATATAGATAATTATATGCCAAGTTGTAGACAATGTAACTTCTACAAAAGTACAGGCACGATAGAACAGTTTAGAAAGCATATTAAAAATACCTTGTGGGCGAATTTAAAAGAAACATTTCAGTATAGATTAGCACTCAAATACAAACTTATCGAAGAGAATGATAAGGATATTAAATTTTATTTCGAGTTACACGAAAACCAAGTGACTCATAAGTCGCCAATAGCTGGCAAGCATAACGGAAACTCATATGTTGATTGGAGGTAATTTATGACAAAAGAAGAAAAGGAATTGTTTTTAAACTTTGTAGATGGTAAACGAAAATATAGCAAAAGTAAAAAACGTGTTATAAAAAGGACTTTAAAGTCAAAAGGAGAATATATAGATGTTATCTTTGTCCATTCATTATCTAAACTAGAAAGCAGAAGAGAATTTCCATATCCCTTTATTAAAGAAATGGAAAAAGACCGTTATTACACAATTGATGAAGTATTAAATATGTTTAAGGAGAAATAATGGAAATAGAAGAAATGATGACAATATTTGAAAAAGCAATTGAAACATACGGAGCTGATTTACAAAAGCAAGTAGCCATTGAAGAAATGGCAGAGCTTACAAAAGAAATTTGCAAAGACTTTAGAGGTAAAGGCAATAGAGAACACATTCTTGAAGAAATAGTTGATGTTTCTATAATGTTAGAACAGCTACAAATTATGTATGGCATTAGTACATCGGAAATGTTGAGAGCGGTTGAAAGCAAAGTAAAAAGATTAGAAGAAAGATTGAAAGGAAAATAAACATGGATATTGTAGGTATATTATTACTAGTCTTGATTGTGATTATGTTTGTTAATTTTGTTGGCACTTTAAAAGAAATGGAAGAGGTCATTGATGAGATTATTGAAAAACACAACACCACGGTTAACATGGTTAATACATTAAATAAAAGAATTAAAGATGTAGCAGAGGAGCAAAATGAACGAAAAAGAAGTTGAAGCCTTTAAAAATAGAATAAGAAATTACAACTTTCATATCGAACAAATAGAATTAATTGATGAAGAGATAAACGTAGTGTTCTATGACTTAACAGGGGTTAAAGGTGCAAGCTATGACTATCACGCACCATGTACAAATCAAGCCATTAAGAACGAGCATAGAACGGATTTATTGGAAAAGCTAGAAGAACTAAAGGAAAAGAAAAAAGCCCACCAAGAAGAACTAGACAAGCTCAATGCCATGTTAAATCAATTAAACAAGACCGATAGAGAATTAGTAAAAAAGAAGTTAATAAATAACTTTACTTATGATGAATTATCTAATCAATCATACATGGCAAGAACCACTATTCAATATCGCATTGATAAAGCTATTAAATATATCAGATACTTATAGGGATGTTAAAAAATGACATCCCTTTTTTTATAGAAAAAATTGACATCCCTATTTTTTAAAAGAGCCATCCCCTTTTTTTGACATTCCCTAAATTAAAAAGCCATCCCTAAAAATGACATCCCTAAAAATTGACATCCCTTTTTTAAGAGACATCCTTTAAAAATTTTGACATCCCCTAAAATAATTTGACATCCCCTAAAATAATTTGACATCCCTTAAAAAAATGACATCCCCTAAAAGCATGAATTATAAACTAAAAAAAGCCAAGCAATAATGCAAGGCTTTAAAATATTTAGAAACCTAAACAGTAACTTTAGAAATCCAAAAAAATAAATTAGTAAGTCTAGTAAGTAACTTTAGTAAGTGCAGTAACTAGAAGTAACTCGCAGTAACTCATGCGGTAAGTGGTGCAGTAACTCGCAGTAACTCATGCAGTAAGTGGTGATAAAGTGCAGTAAGTCAAAACTGCAGTAACTCAAAAGTGCAGTAACTCGCAGTAACCGAGAAAATTGCGGTAACTCAAAAAGTCTGTAACTGCAGTAACTGAAAATCGCAGTAACTCAAAAGTGTGGTAATTTAAAAAGTAACTTACTTTTGTAAGTCCTTTTTAATTAGTTCTACAATATAGCCACTTTTGGATTTGACCGTTGCCAGCTTCTCCAGTACCTCGGTATCAGCCTTTGGAACAACTACACGAATAATCGTGTAGTGTTCCTTGTTAAAGTTATTAATATAATCTTGTCTTTTTTTGCTAGCCATTCAAATAATATACCACCTTTTAATAGCTCACACCGCAATCAACAGCAAATAGCACGCCTTCATCTTCTTTGGCTTGGATTTCATCAAATTTGTTATTGCTCCATTCTTCGGCCATTTCATAGGCGTTAAAAGAGCCATCATTTGTAAATTCTTTTTCAATGCAATCCGTGCTGGTTCTACCGTTTTCTTTTTTTTCAACTTTAACCCAAGCGGTTAAGGTTCCAACTGAACAGTCTAGACCTATCCAACTAAAGTCATCAACATAATACCAAAAATCATCTGGATTGCTTTTAATTGCTTTCAAACATTCGTTATAATTTTTAAAGCCTTCTTCTTTGATTGCTTTTGTAATATCAATCACGCATTCGCTAACACGCCATTCCGCCACATGTAGGTAATCACGGCCACCGCCTGTCAATTCATCGTAGCAAGTTGGATGGCATTTAAGTTCACACAATGCCACTCTTTCATCAAAGAATACTTTAAGGGTTTCGATATCTGTACAAGTTTCAAATGCCTTGCCTTGTTCAAACGCTTCCACTGGATAGCGCCAGTCACCTTTTTTCTTGTAGTAGTTTTCTGTAGCTTTTTCTAATAAATATAATTTCATTTGTTTATTTTCCTTTCCTTGACTTAATTATACTAGTGTATTAGCTAATACACAATAGTTTTTTACAACTTTTTAAATTCGATAATCATTTCATACCCCATTAGTTCAAGGATTTTTTGAACATCTTCAAAGCCAAAGTTAATTTTATTTAGTATTTTAGTTAAACCCTGCGGTTTAATTCCCATTCTTTTGGCTATTTCTCTTTGAGATATTTTGTTGTCTAACATCAACTTTTTTAATTCTATCGCAATTTGTTCATTGTTTTCATACTTCATATTATAACCCCCTTTCTAATTAAATTGTAATACACATTATATTATATGTAAACTTAAAAATATTAAAAATAATAATTAATATATTATAAAATAGTTGACACATAACCCAAAAAGGTTTACAATAAAGACAGTTAGAAAGGGGGTTATAAAGATGTACGATTTTAAAGCATACATAGAATGGTGCAAAGAAAAAGGCTACAAGCCTAGCGATAGTAACGCATTGCAGGCATATGTAGCCGAACACCCAAAAGCCTAACGGCTTAAGGTGGTTAAGGGGCACAACCCTTAACCACCGCTATTATACCAAACGTAAGAATAAAGGAGAATATACAAATGAAATTTACAAAAAACAACGAATTTAATTCACTAGAAATCAGCTTTGTCGAAAAGCCAAGCGAAGAAGTAAGAGAAATATTGAAAGCCAACCATTTCAGATGGCACAGTGTTAAAAAAGTGTGGTACGGCTATAAATCACAAGAAGAGATTGAAAAAGCCTTAAACGGCTTAAACGTAGAAAAAACACCTAAACAAGAACAAAACAACCACAGTTTAAAAGTGGGCGATATATTAAGCAGTTCATGGGGCTATGAACAAACTAATAATGATTTTTATAAAGTAGTCAAGACAAGCAAAACTTGCGTATGGCTTATTAGGGTGTTGCTACCAATCAAAGAACGTGAAGCTTGTACAGGCATGTCAGAAAATAGAAAGTACGATATTGAAAATGCAAAACCTTATTATGACAACGAAACACCATTCAGAAAAACCGTACACAACTATAGCATTAACAAAGAACCTAAAAATGATTTTGTTGAAATCTCTAGCTATGCAAACGCATACAAATATGATGGCGAGTGGTTGGATTGCAGTTGGTACGCTTAAATGAAAAAGATGTTAATAATATTAGGGGCTATGATTATAGCCCTTGCCTTAACTGTTAGGGTTAAAGGCTCGTTTACTTATGAGGAACTAACAAACAGGAACGGGCGCATATTTATAGAGGTGGTTGATAGCGTTGTTCTGGATGATGAAGGCAACGGGAAACAATTAAACGCAATTCCAGACAATAGCGACTATATAGCCTACAATGAGAAATATCACGCAGGCGCTAAAGTGGTTAGTATATTTATATTCAATCCGTTCTCGAATGCTGAAGATGATATAAGCTTAAGAATAGACTACAACACACAAAGCGGTTTAAACGTTAAATAAAGGGCAATATAAAGCCCTTTTTATTTTGGCTTAAGGGTTTAGCTTGTTTGATAAGTTCGTACACGTACGAAGCTTTTAAATGATAATTTAATAGTGTATAAGGCTATCGGTTGATAGCTTTTATTATTATCTTATGTGTCTATGCCCTTAAAAGCTATTTTAAAGCCTTTTAAGAGACTTTTATTATTTACCTTATAACACTACCTAATTAAACTAAACAACGCAACAGGGGGCTAGAAATAGCTTTCAATGTGGTTTTAAAAAGCACCCCCCCGAGGGGTGAGGGCAGTATGTGCCACTGGGGGAACGGGGTGGGGGACTGTAATTTTTAAACAATTCGCACGTAAGGGGGCATACGACAGTTCAAACCGACAACGGTATACGACAGTAAATAGACAAAATAGAAAGGAGTTGTATGGCTGAAAAAATCGTTTTAAATAAAACCAAACTAGCAAGGAATTATGGATTAAATCGTGAAACAGTCATTAAATATGCTAAAAAGTGCATTAAAGACGAGAAAAACATTTCTAAAAAAGAATATGACGCTTTATTAGATATGTGTACGAAGCTTAAACAATCCAAAGAGAATAAACAAAACTTTGAGGAACAAATTCAAGATATAAAAAGCGACGCACAAATTGAATTTACCAACGATAAATCGTCCATATTAGAGTTATTAACTCAAGAAAGGAATGACTACAATTATTTTCTTAAATGTTTGGAAGTTGACAAGAAAAAGGTTGAAATGGCTAACAAACTTGATTGGGATAATGACAGCAGTAAAGATACCGCCCTAATTATCTCGACTTATAAGAGAGAGTTAAGAGAAGATAAAAAAACACTACTTAGTATAGGCGCTAGAATTAATGAGTATGAAGAAAAGTTGGCTTTAGTCGGTGAAGAAGAAGACAACCCGTTCGACTAATGACTTTTTTAAGTTCATTGAAGATGTTGAAAAGCGCCCAGATGAGTATTCAGATAAAATCGTTAAACAAGTAGCACTTCAAAGGAAGATGTTAAAAAAATATGATTTTATCGAAGAAAAAGGTAAAAAGTGTGTTGATTGGATAGAAAAATACTGTTATTTGACCGAGGGTGAAAAGGCTGGAAGTCGAGTTAAGCTTATGCTATGGCAAAAATGGATAATTTATTCCATATTTTGCTTTTATGGTGATATCGAAACCGAGATTTTTGATGAGAATGGCGAGTATTTGGGAATTGGCAAGAAATATCAAAGAATTGTCAATGATGTCTTAATCGTTATCGGTAGTGGTAATTCAAAAACTACTTTTATAGCCTTTGTGGTTGCTTATGTAATGTATAGCAATTGTTTACCAAGCCCAAAGGTGTATATAGGTTCAAATGCCTACAAGCAATCTAAAATTTGCTTTGATGTAGTCAAAAAAGTAATTGAACGTAGCCCCGTTTTGTCTCAATATGCAAAGATTAGACAAACAATCGGTGAAATCGAGATACCACAAACAAATGCCAAAGTAATTGCGATGTCTTCTCAAGGCGACAATTACGAAGGTATTATTCCAGCTTTGCTTATTATTGATGAAATCCACGCAATGCCTACAAACACTTATGCAAGTAATTTGAGAAAGTCTACGAAAAGAAGTGATAAGTTGATTATTGAATTAACAACACAAGGAATTTGTAGAGGTGGGTATTTAGATGAGCGACTAGAACTAGCCAACAGTTTATTAAATGAAGAAAGCCCACAAAGTGATGATAAAAAGTTCTTTGCGATTTTCGAGCAAAAGAACGAGGAAGAAGTCTTTAAAGCGTTTGAAACAAACGACATAAAGATTTGGCGAAAAGCTAACCCAAGTTTAGGTGTTGCAGTTAGTGTTGAAGAATTAAAAGACAAAGTTAAGGCTATGATTAATGACCCTAAACAAAAAGTGACCACGCTTACTAAAAACTTTAATATCCCACAAAACCCTATTACTTCTTACTTTAGTGAGATTGAATGTAGAACCAAGCCATTTAATGAAGATATTTTCTATGGAGCGCCTATTTTTTTAGGGCTTGATATGGCTTATACAAGAAATCCTAGTAATGACCTTACTTGTTTAAAAATGCTTATGGTCAATCCTTTTACTGGAGAAGAATATAGCAAAGATTTTTACTTTTTACCTAGATGGTATGAAGAAGAAATTAAAAACAAGGATGAGATTGAAATTATTAAAAAAGATATGCTTATCGAAAAGTCAAAAGTTGATACAAACATCCTTTATAACAAAAGACAAAAGAAATATGGCTATGAAAAGTACGCTAAAAGAGGTGATTTAGTTGTTTTGGATGAAAACTTAAGACAAGAAATGAGCAAATGTTTTGGTCAAGAAGTATTTTTTGATATGACAGGCATAACAGAAGACTTTATACTTTTATTCATTACCTATTTGGAAAATAAGTACAAATGGATATTGTGCAAATTTGGTTTAGACCCCAACAAAGCTTCTAAAATTAGTTCAGTTAGTGAAAGGGCAATACGTTCACTTGATACTAAAAACCCTGTTATTCAATTTAGAATGGAAAACAAAAAGATAAGTAACCCTATTATCGTAGCTACAAAGGATATAAGAAGTCAAAGAAAGGTTTATAACAATAACCGTTTGACCGAGTTACATTTTGCCAATGCACAAGCAAAGGAAGACCAATTTGGAAGTATTACCTTTGTAAATCCTAAATATGCTAGAAAAGATGGGGTTATAGCGGAACTATCTGCAAGAAGTGCTTACAATGTCTTTACAACAAACAAAGACACAGGAGAAGCAAACACAGAGTTTCTTAAGAATTGGTGGAAAGCAAATGAGGTGAAAATTAATGGGTTACTCGAAAGAACTTAAACCTTATCAAAAGGCAGTCTACAAATGCCCCAACTGGAAAGGTGTTAGGGAGCAAGTAATTGCTAGAGATAAGGGTATATGTTATTTTTGTGGAAAACTTGTCACAAGAAGGCAAACAATCCACCACAAGAAGGAAATAAACGAAGAGAATTTTAGCGACTTTAATGTTGCTTTTAATTTAGACAATTTAGTTTTATGTCATGCTGATTGCCATGATATGCACCACCGTAGGTTTGGTTATAAAAGCTCAATTGTAAATGATGATTTAAGTATTGATTATAAGAAAAGAGAGTAAGGATGAGATTTAATGTACCATTAACAAATTACACGGTGAATATCACAAAAAGGGGCTTTAATTTTGTCAAAAATGGTCAATTAGTTAGTTTTACAGATTGGTTAGGTAATGCGAAATTTGTTACAAGTACGCCAATTATGGAAGAAATTTATTCAACCATTGCCAACGAGTTTGCAAAACTAGATTTAGGACACGTTATTTTTAAAGATGGTAAATATAGAAAATTAGATGATGACCTAGATTATATCGTTAGGGAAAGACCTAACCAATTTATGACAGCGTTTGATTTTAAATTTATTATGATTTATCAACTTTTAAAATATGGCAATGCGATAGCCTTTATTAACCGTGACAAAAAAGGAAATGTGATAAGTATTGACCCTGTTGATGTTTTAGATTTTGAATTTGGTTCAGGCTTTCAAATAGCTGATGACTTAATAGTTTATAAATACAAAGACAAGAAAACAAAGAATATTTTGTTAGTTGATTATAGAAATCTAATACATTTAAGGCTAAACCCCAACAATATTTTCAATGGTGATTTATTTACAGGAATTAGCAACAACAAGGTTATTACAGACTTAATCGATAACTCATTAGCTAGTGCTATTAGAGAGTTAGAAGATAACGGAACTGTTAGAGGTGTTATCTCAATAGGTAAATCAGGGTTCTATGGCTCAGGCTTTGCCAATGCTACATTAGCAGGCAAAGATGAAAAGATGAGCAAGCAACAAGAAATCATTGAACGTATCAAGTCTACAAAGGGCGGTATTTTGGTATTGGACGCAGGAGAAGAATGGCAATCATTATCAAGCCCATTTTCAACTACTTCAAGCGAGGAAATCGACAGATATATCGATATGCTTTTACAGTTCAACGGTATTTCTAAAAAGGTTGTAAATGGTGAAGCGACAAGTGAACAAATGGAAGTGTTTTTTAATAAAACAATCGTGCCACGAATTGAGCAGTTTATAAGTGAAATCAATTATAAGATATTCACAAAAACAGCACGTTCACAAGGACATAGAATTGAATACTATCGTAACCCATTTGAGTATTTACCAATTGATAAGGCTATTGATGTAGCTTACAAGAGTATTCAAGATACCACTACAAATGAGCGTAGAAGAATGATTTATAAAATGCCACCAATTGAGGGTGGGGATGTGCTACTAACCAACAAGAACTTTACACCTATTGAATTATTAGGAGAAACGAAAAATGAATAACATTACAAGAATTTTTGATGTTGAATTAAGAGCAAAACAAGGAGACAGCCGAGAAGTCGAGGGCTATGCGGTAGTGTTTAATGCTAGCACTGATTTAGGCTATTTTACGGAAGAAATCGACAAACACGCTTTTGACAATTGCGATATGTCTGATGTTTACCTTTTATTCAACCATGACGAAAATCAAATTTTAGCTGGTACTGCAAATAATAGCTTGCAGTTAAAGATAGACGAAAGGGGCTTATTTCAGACTTCACAAATCATTGATACAAGCATTGGCGAAGATATTTTTAAATTAGTAAAAAATGGGCTAATAAAGAAAATGTCATTTGGCTTTAGCATTGACAAGGATGGTGGCGAAGAATGGATAAATCACGAAGACAAAGACCATAGAATTATCAAAAAAATTAACAAGCTTTACGATGTTTCGCTTGTTACTTATCCAGCGTATGAGCAAACATCAGCGTATGCCCGTTGCCAAAGTGATGAAATGGCAAACGAGTATTTAAGAAGAAAAGAACAAAGTAAAAAAATGGAGGAATTAATCAATGGAAAAAATCTTAAATAGTGCAATGGCTATTGCCGAGATTGAAAAGCTTACTACTAGAAAAAGTGAAATCGCTAAAACAGTAGAAGAAAAAAGAAGTGCATTTGAAACTGCTGATGTTGAAACTAGAGACGGTTTAGTTAAGGAAGTTGAAAATCTAGTAAACGAAGGCAATTCAATTGATGAACAAATTACACAATTAGAAGAATTAAGAGCAAAGTATGAGGAGCAAGAAAGAGCAATGGGAGCAGTTGGAAATCTAACAGAAAAGAACATTCAAATTAGAAAAGAAGCTAGAAAGCAAGATGAAAACCCACTAGCAAGTAAGGAATATAACAAGGTATATGCTGACTACTTAAGAAGTGGCAATAAAGACAATTTAAACGTTTATTTAAGAACTGCAAATCTAGCTACTACAACAGCCAATGTGCCTATTCCAACTCTTATGCAAGGCTTTGTAGAAACTGCATGGGAAAAGTATGGCAAGTTCTCAAGAATTGTAAGAGAAACATTTATTAAGGGTATCATCAATGTTCCTGTTGAAAATTCAGCTGATGACGCAGTATGGCATGATGAAAACACAGCAGAGCCAACTCAAGAAACTATTACATTAGGTTCAATCATGTTAAAACCTAAAATGATTAAAAAGTGGATTGCACTTACTGATGAATTAATGGCAATGGCACCAGAGGAATTTTTGCAGTATGTAGCTGATGAGCTTGTTTATAAGGTTGTATTAGCACTTGACCATGCAATTATTTCAAGAACTGACGCAGGTGGTAACGGTGTTATCGGTATTGTTGGCAATGCGAACACTGCAACAGTAACAAAGGCTTTAAGCTTTAATGTAGTTAACGAAGCAATTGCCGAGATTGAAAGCGAAAACAACTTACTTGTTGCTATGAATAAAAAGACTTTCTTTCAAAACTTCATGGGCTTAACTGATACTACTGGTAGACCTATTTATCAAATTATCGGTGAAAATACTGAAAAGGCGAGATATTTCTTAAATGGTATCCCTGTTGAATTTACAAACGCTATTCTAGCATATGACGAAGTTGAAATAGGCGGTGTATATGCGGTAGTTGGTGACTTTGCAAGAGGTTATCGCTTGAATTACCCTAACGGTAGAGAAGTTTCAACATTAATCGACCCTTATACTGGTGCTACTGAAGATGTCGTTAAGATGGTAGGTAAGTTATTTGTAGCTGGTAATGTTGTTAAGTTAAAGCACTTTGCACAATTAAAGAAGCCTACTGAATAAGGAGCTTTCTTATGAAAAAGTGTGAAGTTTTAAAGGATTGCGCCCTTGCCATTGGTAAGGGTTCAATCGTTTTTGTTAGTGATGTGCAATATAACATTGCTAGTGAACTTTTAAAGCCTATTACAGAAGAAGTTAACGAAGAACCTATTGAAGAGGTAATCGAAGAACCTATTGAAGAGGTTAATGAAAAGCCAGTTAAGGAAGAAAAAAAGAATAAAAAGAAATAAAGGGGGTAGGTTATGGCGATTGCCACAATAGAACAAATTCGAGATGATATCAAAAAAGTACTACCCATTGCCGATACGGATGTCTATGATGAAGAACTATTGATGTTTACTTCAGGTGCTATTAATAAGATTGAAAAAGAGGGTGTGCCTAACTCATTTGATTATGGTACACCTGCTTATTACGATTATCTATGTTGTTTAAGATATCAAGTTGCTTCTGATATGGATTTGGATATTGATATTGAAAGGTTGCGTATTCAATATCTAGCCCGTGTTAACACTTTAAGATGTACATTAAATCGATAGCCGACCTTATTTATACTAGCCAAAGCAAAAATGAAAATGGTTCACCCGTTGAGCTTGAAATTATCAAAGAAAAAGTCAAAGTAAATGAAACTGAAACATTTAGTAGTCGTTATTACAATGATGAGCAACGTTTAATGCGACTTTCAAGAAATCTAATAGTACCAACCTATTATGTCAAAGATATTCAAGAGAACGGTTTAAATTACGAATTAAGCTATGTCAACTATGAGGGGAAGAAATACAAAGTAAGAAATATATTAAAAGTCAAGAACACTCGGTTAAATATGTTACTTGATATTCAGGAGTTAAGATGAAAAGAAGTTTTACTCAAAAAGAATTATACGAGCTACTTTGTACCAACCCCCTTAATGTTGATGTACATATTGGTGATTTAGAAGATATGCAAGGAAAAGATTATATTTTCCTTGATTTTATCAATGATGTAGCTATTGGCTATGACGATAATGGAGACTATCAAACAATTATTCAAATATCTGTTGCAACCAAAGATTTTGAAAAAAGGATAACTCTAACGGAGTTTATTAAAAAATATTTCTTTGCACCAGCCACATACTCAAAAGATAGTGAAAGTGAATACTACATAGCTCAATTCACTTTAGGAGTGTTTATACACAAATGAAGTATGTAGATATTGAGAAATTTGATAGGTTAGATATTAAACTAGACTACAAAGATATTGTTAGGTCATATGCAAAGAAAGCTCAAGACAAGTTAAAAGCCAATTCGCCTGATGATAAAAGAATACAAGACCGCAAAAACGGAAAGTATAAAGATACATGGGCAATTCAAGAAAAAGAAGGCAAATCATACTTTGAATGTAAGGTATGGAATGCTACCAATTGGCAATTAACACATTTATTAGAAAACGGTCATGTCATTGTTAACAAAAAAAATGGTGTTGGTTGGGCTAGCGCTAAACCGCACATTAAACCAACTTATGATGATTTAAAACCAAAATTTGTAACAGCAATGACAACTGACACAGAAATTACAATCAAATAGAAAGGATTTTAAGATGGGAAGAATTATCCACGGTAATCAAAGTTTTGGTTATGCGCCTATTGTTACGGGTGAAACTGATAGCCCAAAATTTGGCACTCCAGTAATGCTTGCTGGTATGGTTAGTTCAACAATCGAAGTTGAACAAGATACAACATCAATTTATGCCGACAATGAGGTATATTGCAAGGTTAAGGGTGCTAAAGTTAGAACCGCTGAAGTTGCTTTTAGATATATTTCAAAAGAATATGCCGAGTTTTTAGGTTTTAAACTTAATCAAAACGGTATGCTTACTGATACTGGCGACTTTGCTAATCATTGTTTCTTTTTTGAGACAGTTGAAGAAGATTGCACAACTGGAACTGAAACTAGAACGCTACATTACTTATACAACGTTAAGGGTGCAGAGCCTACAAAGGAAACAAGCACTGATGAAGAAGAAGTTGAAGCAATGGAATTATCGGTTGAGTACACAGCTAGTGAAAGTGATTTTGTAGTTGATGATAATGGTAAAAAATGTCAATATGGCTACATTACAAGAACCGAACAAAACGCTACTGTTTACGATACATTTAAACAAAAGGTATTATTACCAACAACAGCAATTAGTTAAAAAAAGAAAGGGTGGGGCAATATAAGGTTGCCCCTTATTTTTGAAATGAAAAT